CATCTATCTTTTGATTACTTGGCCATCGTGCGACCGTTCCATCGCCTGCTGCTGCTAGCTGTCCAGAACTAACCTCATCATCAATTTCTTGAGAAGTAAATGTTCCATTTTGCTGTGCATTGAAGTCCGCTGCCATCTGGTTGACTTGATCCATGCGATTAAGTCCAGCCTGAGGGGTTTCCCATTTGTTTTGGCTAGCATTCCATTGGTAGTAAGTAACCTTTACACCACCACCTCTTTCGGGTTTTGTGTATTTTTTTACTTCGCCATCAAAAGTGCCGGCAGTTCCAGGAGTTGCCATTTTAATTTTCTACCATTGTGAGGTTACCATATTTTTGTCTGATTGTTTACCATAACCATGAATGATTCTTCTTGCTTTGATTCTATCATAAAGGGTTTCATTGGTTTCATCCCATACATCTTCTTTTTTGTATGGAAATTTACTAGTACCACCTTTAATATTTTTTACAAAATTTTCTAGTGGTAATAATATTGCAGTATCCCATTCAGAGGAGGCAAGATCAAGTAAATAACCGTCTATTTGATCAGTTAAGTATTTATGGAAGCAGCTCTTAGGTATATCTATACGACCATCAAATAACTTTTTGATTATTAGTATTCTTTTCTTGGGAGGTAGATAATGTAAATTGGCACCCCAAAACTCATCTGGAGTTGCTTTCATTACATATACAAGAGGAAACGCATCATAATAAGGCAAATATTTCATTTTTGCCTTATATTCAAACATATACAGGTGACCAGATACAGGATACTTTCTTAATATATTCTCATCTTCTTCTTCTTCTGTTCCTTTGCTATCTGCTCTTTCATTTCTGATAATTTTTGATGGGTCTTTTTTGAAACTTTCTGCTATTTTAGTTACTGTATTTCTATACCAATTGAAAGTTTGTGATTTTCCACCAGTTGCCGATGTTATCTTTTCAAATATTGTTGTGTATCCAGAGTCCTTTTTTTGTTGGTTACGCTGGATTGTTGCGAATCCCTGTGCCATTTTTCTATATTGCTAAGTGATCTTCCGTGAGTATTAAAAATTTCATTTGCCTATCGTCACAGTAGTTCTCAGCAGCATTCCATTTTGCTTTATTTTTAGCGAAGGTTAGAACAGCGTTCTTATAGGCTTTGGTTCTTTTATCTTTGCCATACGGTGGTTTTGTTTGTTTCTTTGGTTTAATTTCAATAATATATCTTGATGTTGTTCCAGATTTTTCACGAACTTTGATATAGAAATCGGGATAATATCTCCTAACTTTGCCATCTGGAGAACGATATGGTATTATTACTTCTTCACTTCCCCATTCTAATATTGATGGTGTGTTGTCGCAATAGACCATGAACTTACGTTCCCATAATGATCTATAAATCACACGTTTTGGGTTTCCACGGTACTTTTTAGGATTGACTGGTTTGTACAGTCCAGAGTACGCCATAAATATATAAGTTCCCACATTTATATTTAGTAGTGGCAGTAACAAAGATAGACGAGTTTATGACTAAGATTGGTGGTAAGGGGGGTATGTCCCTTACTACTGCTTTTGATGTAGAATTTGCTTTCGGACCTAAGTCCACCATTCCTAGTTATTATGATAATAAGAATAAACCAATAGTAACAATGATGTGTGATGAAGCACAGTTACCTAACGTTCAATCTGCTGTGGCGCAAAGAACTGGTAGGTATCTTGGAGAAGGACCAGTATCATATCCACATACCAGAATATTTACGGATTTGAGTTTGGGGTTTATGCTAGATGCTGATTTAACACCATTAAAATTCTTTAATTCTTGGTATAATGATATTTTTGGTGAAGGTGCGAAATCCCACAAACCAACTATGGAAGGAGCTCTATCAGGAACTAGTTTACCCTCAAATCGTGTTAATAAACTAAAATATCCAGAACAGTATACGTGTACAGCAAAAATTTTAAAGACTGAGATGGGACCAAAAGCATCTAATTCTAGAGTACCAATAGCATACTATTTGGAGAAGTGCTATCCGTATTCTATTGATGCAGTACCTCTTGCTTATGGATCTTCTCAGATTACTAGAGTTACAGTTAATTTTTATTATAGTAGGCATACCGTTTCGTTTGGTGAATAGGGCAGCAAATTCGGTTTTTTGATTCCATAAAACTCGGAAAATTTACTCAGCATATTTTTGAGTGAAAAAGTCGCTATATATAAATAACGACTTGAAGTTATTTTAATGGCATTACCAAAGTTAGGGTATCCTACGTATGAACTTGAATTACCCTCTACAGGAAAAACAGTCAAATATCGCCCATTTCTCGTAAAAGAAGAAAAGGTACTTTTATTAGCATTGGAGTCCCAAGACGAAAAGCAGGTCTTGGCAGCAGTGAAAGATTTGATTAAAAACTGTGTTATATCTAGAATTAAGGTTGAGAATTTACCTAGTTTTGATTTAGAGTACTTATTTTTAAAGATTAGGGCAGCGTCTATTGGAGAGAACATTGTGTTGACAGTAACTTGTCTAGATGACAATGAAACTACTGTAGAAGCAAATGTCAATATTGATGAGGTTGAGGTTTTTAAACCAGAAGGACATGATAAGAAAATCATGTTTGATGATGATTCTGGGATTATAATGAATTATCCTAGTATGAAGCAATTTGTTGAACGTGAATTTCTTCAGAAAGAAATGAAAACTGATGAGATTTATGCATTTATTGCAGATTCAATTGATCAGATTTTTCAAGGTGAGGATGTGTATGATAATTCAACTACAACAAAGAAGGAATTTCGCGAATTTGTTGATAATTTGACCACAAAACAATTTGAGAAAATTCAGATATTTTATTCCACATGTCCAAAATTAAGTCATAAATTTACAGTGACTAATCCTAATACTGGTAAGGAATCTGAGTATACTATTGAGGGGTTAGCAAATTTTTTCGGATAGCACTCTTTCAAAATAACTTGGAAGGGTATTATAGAATGAATTTTGCACTCATGCAGTACCATAAATATAGCTTGACTGAGATTGAAAATATGATGCCTTGGGAGAGAGAAGTTTATACTACTTTCTTAATGCAGTATCTTGATGAAGTCAAACAAAAACAAGAACAGGCTAAAAACAAATAGTGGCAGGACTTACCGCAACATATAGTGGAGATTTATCAAGTTCCATTGCTAGTGCTCTTACTGGTAAGGTATTAAATTCTGCTGGAATGGCGAAGGATGAAAGTCAAAGGAGAAAGGAAGAAGGATTAGAACGAGCACAACCTGGATCTTTATTTTATAGTGCATTACAGCATGAGCTTGGTGGAGACTTGTTTAATAGAACTATAGGAAATTTTATTCCTGGTAAGGATATTAAGCAAACTGATCGTACATCAACAAAGGAAAAGAGATGGAAATCGCAATTTCCCCAGAAAATAGTTGATAAAGCAGAAAAGGAATTAGAGAAAGATGATGATTCTATTCCTGTAAAGGATGAAGAAGTAAGAAATTTTGCTACAAAACTTTTAGGTTCTCATGTTGAGCATAAACTTCATGTGATTCAATATTCCGTTGGAGAGTTAACAAATGAAGTAAAATCAGTAAATACAAGTCTTGTAGATACTCAGAAATTATTAATTGATCATAATGCGATATTAGGGACTAAATTTGATCAAATTCTTGAAATATTTGGTAAGAATTCTGAATTTCAAGATAAGATTAAGGATGATGCACAAGTAGAAGCGAGCGAAAGTGAATTAGAAAAAAAGAAAGATCTATCTGGCGTTACTAAATTATTATCTATGGTTGGTGGTGGTAGTAGTAGTATTAATGGAATTCTTGGTGCAGTATTAAGAAAGGGTGTTAGTCATCTGTGGAGAAAATATGCACATAGAGGACTTAGATCAAGGCTGAGATTAGGGAAACAGGTTTTTAATAGGTTTAGACCAAGAACAATTATAAAGAATATATTCAATAAACAAGTTCTTGGATCAGCTAATAATCAAGTTGCAAAACAGGTCACTCAAAGAGCAGCACAGCAAATAGCTAAAAGGCAAGCTGTAAAGCAAGGTGGGAAAATAGGTGCTAAATTTGTTAGTAAAAAAATACCTGGTGTTTCTCTTGTAGCAGGTAGTATTTTTGCTATTGAGAGAGCAATGAAGGGTGATTGGACTGGTGCTGGATTGGAGTTATTATCTGGTGCAGCAGGAACCGTTCCTGGATGGGGAACTGCGGCATCAGTTGGTATTGATGCTGCTCTTATCGGAAGAGATGTTGCGATGCCTCAGCATGAAGAGGGTACTGGATTAACTGAACCTGGAACTGCAATGCTTCATGGAACGGAGTTGATAATCACTGAAAAAGATAGAATAACTGCATCATCTGAGATGATGTCTATTTTTGATAACACAATTTCTCATTTGGTGAGTTCTTCTCTTTCTCTTGGAACTGCAACAGGAGCGCGTCGTGAAGTTGAACAGGAAATTAGGGAATCTGGAATTGATTATACATTAGTTAGACTTCCATATAGAACTGATCTTGGTAGAATGGGCAATATTAATATTACGACATTAGAACCACCAAAAGAACTTTCTACATTTTTTGAGAAACAAAAAAGAGATGATCAATTGAGTGCTAATACTAATCCCAATAATTCTACTGCTACACCTACTCCTACTGCTACACCTACACCTACTCCTACTCCTACAAGTAATTATCAACCTGGAGCAAATGTTCCTGCATCGGGTAACAACTTTACAGCTTTAGATACTGGATTACACATTGGTCCTCCAAACGATCGTGATGAAGAGCAAACTGGATTAAATATGACTCTGGCAGGTGGACTTGGAGTACCAATTTATGCACCTATAGATTTAATTTACAGACTTAAAGGAACTGATGGTCTCCCTGCTGTTGGAATAGATGGAAATACTAATATCA